AATAATATTGGTAACACGATTTGATACATCATATTCTCCGCTATTAATTAATCCTTGGTATACTGCTAAAACTCTATCAAAAATAGAAGAATCCATAATGTCTACAAGTTTCTGTAACTTCTCTTTATTAGGATTTAAAATAATATCCTCGATTTCCGAATTCGATAAAATATTTTCATAATCACGAATTTGTAATGCTTCATAAATATCTTTTTCCTGTTCCTTGTCAAATCTAATTAATCCACCACGAATAGCGGTACTATTAGAATTTACATATGACAATTCTGCAAAAGTAACATAGTCACTTGTTGGAGTATCATAGTCATAACAAGGCTGTAAAATATGGGATGTAATATTTGTGTTTACGGACAATACAAAAGGATTGTAATTATATATCTGAATTGCAATATTTTCCTTAATGTTACTCAATTTAAAACCTTCCTTCTCTCATAAATTAAGAGAGTGGCATTAAACCACCCTCTTGATATTTGATTCTATTAGGCTGTGAACGTAATCTTAGCAACCTTCTCTGGACGAGTAATCTTAATACCGTACTCATAACCAGTAAATTTAAGATTAACTTTCTCCTTGTTATTATCCATATCCTGGTATACTCTAAGCTCACCACGGTCACAGATAGTACCAATTTTCCCGCTCACCCCGAAGATCCTTCTGTCCGGCACCATTAATTCACCATCAGCGGCTTTCTTCTGACCAGAGAAACCACCAATAAGCATTCCAAGGTACTCTTTAACAAGACCATATTTGTTATAAGCGTCTTTCATATTGTCACTCATGTATGAGTTGTATCCAGACATTTTAGCAATCTGCTGTGCATATTTGTTAAGACCAAATGCAAATGCAGAATCTCCACTTTCAAGTGCGTCCATTACATAAAGTGAAAGAGCGTCCATATTAGCAACTGTAAGTGCTGAAGCACCACCTGTTACAGCAATAAGCTGATCTCCACCAGTAATACAAGCATCAAGTGCAGTAAACGCATCTTTAATTTTCTTATTGTCCATTGCTTCTTTAGCAAATACTGATAGCTGGGCAATCGACTTGAAACCGTTTCTACGAAGTTGTCCGTATGTAAGCTCAGTCTCAACCTGTGCAGATTTCCATGTTGGTTTTAAGATAGAGCCGTCGATGTAAGACTTGTCTACATTACCACCCTTAACGGCATCTCTTGCCAGTAAAGTATTCTTTGGTGTCTTTTCGATTTCATAATCGTCAAACTCTCCAATAGAATCTTTATTAAACATTAAATCAATAATGTCATCTGGTTTATCATAAACTGGGTCAGAAATAGTCTTTAAGATTAACTGTGAAATCTCGTGACCTTCATCTGCACCAGTTCTACCAATTTCCTTTGCCCAAACATCTACAACTTCGGCAATTTCCTTATCTTCATTTGTTAAGTTGCATTTTCCAACAACTTTTTCAGCAACTTCATATACTCTGCCTTCCTCTTTCATGATTTCAGCAACTTCTGTCTTAATAGCCATTTAATTTACCTCCGTAATTTTTCAATAAAACAAGACGCACAATTGCGCCTTCAACATAGTCAATAGTATTAATTAGTCTAATACGCTAAATGCGATACCAGCGTGTCCACAGTCTGTAGCTGCTGTGTCAGTAACCAAAAATCTAGTAGCAGCAGTAGTAGAAACTAAAAGACCTGCTGTTCCAACATTTGCATAACTACCTTTTGTAAATGTTCCTGTACAAGCAGTAGTAAAGTATCTTTCACCAGACTCTAATCTTTCAGCGACAACGCCTTCACCTTCTGCGATTTCCTCAAATACATCATCGTAATCTGGTAAATCTCTATCACCATTTACACCCGTTGCAATAAATTCTTTACCAACAAAGAATACATTTTTATCTGTAGCAGCAGATGGGAAATTAACTTCTCCATCAGTTCCTTTAACTACAAGATTACCTCTTACCATAGCTGAACCAGCTACATATGTTGCGTCTGCAACTTTACCACTATTACCCTGTAATACTCTGTACATATAAGTACCTCCTTATTATTTTCCTAAAAATGATTTAATAGCACTTCTATAGTCAGTAACATCTTCAACTGTATCAATATTAGCTTTTGGTTTCTCGCTAACTTCGACTTCGGATGTTTCAACTTTAGAATTTTTCTTTGTGAGAGAAGCAACGCATCTATCTGAAATAATAGATTTTAATTTTACTTCATCAAGTTCACTAATAATTGTCATAAATTCTTCTGTTTCAAGCTCTGCTTTAGTAATCTGTTTTGAATCTAAAGCATACTGTTTTAAAGAATTCTGTTTTTCAGCAATTTCGTTTTGAACATTCTCAGCATCTTCCTTTTCACATCTTTCCTTAAATGAAATGAGAGTTTCGTTTTCAGCTTTCAATGTCTGAATCTCTGCGTTTGCCTGCACGATTTCTTCGTCTTTTTCTGCAATTTTTGTGTTTACTTCAGCAACACTTACAGATAATGTTACCTTTTCTGGCTCTCCGACAGTAACAACACCATCTTCACCAACGGAATATGTAAATTTAACATAATCCAATTCATTTTCATCTTCTTCGTCAGTTTTACCTAACACATAAGATTCTGTTGGGAACATAAAGTTAATCCAAAACCAACGATATGTTTTTCTACATTCTTCATTAATTTTCTTTCTTAAATCCCATACAGTTAGAGCAGAACTTTCAACGTCCTCGGAAGTTTCTTTTTCTTCCTCTTTGTTTTCAGGTTCTTCCCCTGATTTTTCTTTCTTATCTTTGCATTCAGAATTTTCATTTTCATCTACTTCAGCAACAGGAGTAGTTTCTTCAACTTTTTCCTCACTTGTTTCAGTAGGTGTATCAATTACTTTTTCCTCAGCAATTTCCTGAGTTTTAGCCATATTTTCCTCCTTTGCTTCAGGTATATCTAAACCACTACCAATTAGGTCTTGGGATAGAGCTGTAGATAATTCTACATCTTCATAATTTGTTGACGCAATTTCAACCATTCCACTACAATCATAGGCAGGAGCAACTGAGTCACCCAATAAACAATGCCCTATGAAACGACCAGCCTCAATGACTTTTGTCATAAGCCCGTTTACTAATTTCTTTTTTGACTTTTCAACAGTAATTTCCCAACTTGTATGTAGGGTAGAATCTTCAATTCTTGATAATATAATTTCACATGCCTTTGTAAATCGTTTCCAGATTTCGCATTCAGCAACTATGTATTCAGTATCATCAATTTCTTCGATGTAAACATCGGTAAATGATCCAAACGCACTTGTATCAAACTCTACAGTCTCATATTTATTGCCATTTCCATCTTTTTTTGTAACTTTTTTCATATTGTGACCTGTAAAATCATAAGTGCCATCATATTTCATCTGAATTTTGCCTACCAATGGTTTATTCTTTAATGTAGAAATCCAATTTTCAGCAGTTTCTCTATCAATAGAGATCCCATTTCCATTACGTGAAAAATCACAAATTATGAATTTTGCAAAGTAAGAATCTGGATGGTCTTCCTTTTCACAAAGGATTACGTCTGAACTATACAGTGTAATATTTTCCATCTGAACCTCACTTTCTAGCCAACTTCGTATCCATATTTAGATACGTCTTTGACTTCATTTTTGTTTTCTTTTAAGTCATTCATTAAATCCCAAAATGAAATCTGAGGTACAATTGTACTTGAAATTTCACTCATTGATTGCATACTTAAAAAGTATTTTCCCTTTAATAAATCACTTGTTACAATGTCATCAAAATCATCGGTCACCATATTGTAAAATTTTTGCATAGAATTTAAAAAAATTTCACATTCTTGCATTGTGTTTTTGTTATAACATTCAATGAAATACCAATAACACACAGCTAATCCTTCTGCCGACTGTTCTTTTGATTTATCTGTTTTAGCAATTCCAAGTTCTCTCTTTTTAATATGAGAGTAGGAGAGTGCGTCAACAAAACTTATAATTCCTTTGTTCCCTTGCTTAAATTCACTGTCATTAGAACGTGTCAATGAATCCATATTCAGATGTTGAACATATACTGTGTTTTTGATATATTGTGGGTTTTTCGCACAACATAAAACTAAAGACATAAAGCATACATCTTCATTAAATCTCATTGAATTAAATCCAATATTGTGTTCAACTAAAAAATCCCTAGAGAATAGCCTTGAAAAAATCCAAGTGCTATTTTTCTCTGGGATCTTAGAAAGAGAAGGAAGGAGAGAATTGCCTATCGGTTCATACTCACGTAAAAAACTTCCAGACACAAACTCACTATTTGATTCAATTATCCTTTCATATAAAAGAGATAATGAATACTGATTATATAGGCAATCATCCGAGTCTATAAAGCTCAAATATTTGCAAGACGTTGAATCAATTCCAATTTGTCTTGCCTTGCCAACGCCAACATTCTCGTCTAACTTAATATACTGAATATTAAGCAAACTTTGAAATGCCGTTATTATGTCAGAATAATCAATTGTAGATTTGTCATCCACTATAGTTATAATGACTTTATCTTTTATATCTTGCATCAATATAGAGGCAAGACATTGTGATACATATTTCTTATCAGTATTAAAAAGTGGGATGATAATATCAATTTCCTTAATAATTAAGCACCACCTTTACGAGTTTTGTTGTATTCTTTGTCGTAAGTCTTTTTATCTACTGTTTCAGTTTTGTTATCTTCTGGGCGACCGCCTGTATCATCAGTAGTATTACTACCAGAATTGGTGTATGCTGTTAATCTCGGCGAGAACACCTCGTCGTAACCTTTAGCCTTTTCGTCGATACGTTTAGCGGCTTCATCCTCAACATTTATACCAAGTAATCCTAATGTAGTTCCAAGACTTGCATTGAAAGTGGTATATAATACTGACGCTAAATCTTTTCTTACGTCCATTTCTAACTGTTCAGAATCAATGATCGTAATATTTGGTGCATATTCTGCGTCAATTCCATTATCCGATAATACTTGTTTATACCAATCTTCAAGAATAGTTTCTAATTGTTCACCAATCTTGTTAATTGTTTTCATTAACTGACTAACCGAAATAGTAGCAGTAGAAACAGATTGTGAAGAAGTGTCCATTAAAAATGAAATTCCCAAAGTAGAAAGAGTACGAGTACGATAGCTGTTAATAACACTTGTATCTGTTAATTCAGTTTTACTTTCCACATAGTTGATGTTTTCAACAGCAGGTGGGCAAGTTACCAATACCGTCTGTTGCTTAAATGCAGACATAAGATTTTCGTGCGCATAGGACATAATTTCAAATCCGTCTTTATTATAATCAGTGCCCATAACCTCTTTGCGAAGTTTCTGGAAGATTATTTTCTTTGCGTTTGCCTTTGCTGTAATTCTATCTGCATCCTCAAATGTTTTAAGCATGAGAGTAGATGGTAATGCTCTAAAAATAGGGGTCAATCCGTATTTTCCATTAAGATTTCCGATTCTGCAAACGGCAGAGTAGCGAATATCTAATTTCGCATATTGTTCCTTATTCTTGTAAGCGTCATAAACTTCCTGTGGATAATTAGCCTTTATTTCAGCTTCCATATTCTCAAAGAATAATGGCTTTTTCTTTTTCGTCTTTGGATAATTGTTAGATAGACCACTTTTCAATGCCTCAATATCAATCAAGACTACAGGCTTGTTGCCGATAGAATAATTTGATATGAGAGCAATTCCGATAGGGAAATAGTCTATTTTATAATCCCCATTGTCATGACGAAGATAAGCGATATATGTACCGTCCGTATATGTGGTTGGTATGCTTTTTCTTATGAATCCTTTTAAGTCTATTCCTTTATTAAAATCAGCAATAATATCTTTAGCTTTTTCAAGCGTTTTTGCTTTATTCCGTTGATTAGAAAAACTGTTATAGCTTAAACGTGATTCGGTGTTTACATTTGTTTCAATTGTTTCAGCAACCTTGCCGATAATATCATCACTATTTATGTAATACTTGACAATTGAATTTATCTGCTTGATTTTTGCCACGTCATTCTGTGGATTTTTGGCAAGTGTGTTCAATACGTCTTGTGTTACAGTATTTTGAGATGACTTATCATTCAAAATAGCAGAGTATTGACGATTTGTTGGATCATATTTCTTTAATGCTTCGGATAACCATTTTTCAGCTATCTCAGTTGATGTTAAAACGATGGTTTCATCGTCATCTGTTTTAGAAGCGTATGTTACTTCAAAATTTTCTGACATAGTTCATCTCCTTTCTTAGAATGATATTGTACCAATGCAGCGAGGGGCATTTTCGAGACTGATATTTCTCTTACTGTATAATTTTTTCTTGTTTTCTTGTTCTATTTCGCACACATAAGACAGACCATACATTAAACTTGTAGCTCTATCACGTTTCGTTGTCTTAACAATTCTTGTATATGTCATATTTTCATTAGACGTAAAAGACTGCTTAATATTGCTTAATTCACTTTGTAAAATATCGTGTTGCAAATGTTGTTCATATTCATCAAATGACATTTCACCTGTTTTATATTGCATATCAACATCGGCTGACTGGCATAATAATTCCAAAGAACGATTTTCAAAGCATGACTTCATATATGGATAATATAAATTGACAAAATTATTCATTCCATGTACACCACGCAATAGTGGTATTGAATTTTCCAATGCATTAAAACTTTCTTCATCATCATCTTGGATTAATGGTGGATATTCAGTTACTAATCCAGTCCTTTTATCTCGGTATTCCCAAGATTCATAAAATAGACTTGGTAAACTTGCACCAACACCTTGAGCATCAATCAATACTTTAACTGTGTTTGGAAATTTGATATGAATTAATTCCCTTAACATATCTCTTTGCGCACTTATTGACATTCCATTAATTACTTTCGTAAACACAACTTGTTTTGAATATGTCCCGTCTGTTCTTTTCTTTAATTTGATAACATGAGTACAAGCATTATCTGAATTTTTAGCACCAGAAACAGCAACGTCATGAGTGATAACATATGTAGAATCTGATTTCTTTGGTTGTTCTAATTCACATCTTTCTAATACTCTACAAGGCATTGTGACCTCGTAAGGGTAGTAACTTTCTCCACTTGAACCAACAAACACTCCCTCATATTCATACTTGAACGCATCCTCTGTCATAGTAGGTTTATCACGTTCCTGACGAATATCTTCTTCATCAAATAATCCAGCTTGTATTCCTACTTGGTAAGGAAAACACATTGCAACATAGTTTTTATTCCCACTTGTCATTTGTTCAAAATGATACTTAAACCTTGCATATAATCCACTTGTTTTTAGATAAGCAGAAGATATAAATATTACTTTCCCTTTTTCATTTTGTTTCCATTTCAAAGCATTTTGTCGTTTTGTTTTGGTCATTGGTATAAGAATAGTTTCAATAATATCTTCCTTAACAAGTCTCGCCTCATCAACTAGGATGCATGAGAAGCGCCATGACCTAGCGGAGTCTCCTCCACGATCTTGTGCAAGAGTAATCGCACGAATTTCAGAACCGTTGTTAAATTCACCATAACAGTCATCACCACTTGTTCTTGGCTCACGAACCATTTCGCATCTTATATTTTCATTTTTATATAATTCACCCTTTAACTTCTGAATAATTACATTCTTTGCCTGTTGTGAGTTTCCACTGGCAATGCCTAATTTTATATTCGGATATAGAATTGCCATACATACATAAAAAACACAAACTATAAAACTTTTACCAAGTCCACGACACGCAATCAAAACGCTAAATTGACCTCTTGCCATTGCCCTTAAAATAACACGTTGGAATGGAAATAAATCCAGTCCGAGTATGTCAATCGCAAATTCGTCTATGTAATACCTGTAATATGAAAAGAACTCCGTCCATGCGTCATAATCAATAGACACATTTTCCGAAGCTCCATTTTGCTTGACTATGCTTATACTGTTTTCTTTCATATAAGCACCACCTATAATGACTTTGTGATTGTAGATAAATAATCAATCATTTCATCAATAGTATCTTTTTTTAAAGGCTTATGTTCAGGAATCCAATTATGGGATTCTACCATTGCAGCGACCTTTGAAAAACTACTTGCACCTACATCATTAACACTTCTTGTACTTTCACTAAATTTCGCAGATTTGGACAATAAATCAAATGCTTTGGTAGCATTATCATATCGCTTATCAGCACCGTCTACACCGTTCATCATATCATCAAATGTTTTGTCCATTTGTAGGCTTGCTTTTGATATTTTCCTAGCATAATCCCTATGGTTTTCTGTAACGATATTGTAATCATTTTCAAGACTTTCATAATAGTGATCTAATTTTTTAATATCGGATTCACTATAATTACCCATCCATTTATCACTATAAATCAATGGCTCAGAATCTTCGTTTTTTCCGTCTAATTCAATATCTTTTAATTCTAAAGACGAATTTTCTGTGCTTGCACCATTAACTTTATTGTACTTTCTATTGATTCTATCGTACTCATCTTTAGAAATGTTTGAATTTTCAGAGATGAAATTTTCTTTCTCTGAATCTGAAAATGATTTATTTTTTGTTTGGCGCAACATAACATTTTTAAAATATATAGATAATATTTTGTCACCAAGTTTTAAAATTTCATCATTAGAAACATATCCATGTTCTTTAGACACCTGCTTTATTGCGGCTTCTAAGTAGTTCCAGTAAAGAGGTTTGTCTAATCTTTGAAGCATTATCTTGAATCTTTTTATATTTATCGTTCCATCATCATTCAAAATATCCCTTTTGACGCAAGACGTACAAATAGGCACACAACCTTCGTTTGAAAATAGAGGACTAGCAGATTTATAATAACTAGCAGAAATCGACTTTATTTTGTGACACATTGGACATTCT